AACCACGACCAGCTTCAACGTTGGGTCGCGTCATAATAATTGTATCAATAATGCCCTCTGACAGCATTTGAGCGGCTACCCCTGCCGCTATATACGTTTTACCTGTTCCCGCGCTACCAATGGCAAATGTAATTACATTAGCGCGTATTTGATTCAGATATTGCTGCTGTGTTTTGTTTAACGCTCGGATTGGTTTAATTTTCGGCTCATAATAATCATTTTGTGGTGCAAACTTAGCTGATCGTTTCTCTTTTCGCTTCATGCAATTTTGTTCCTGTTATTATAAAAAACATCCGCCACTACATAACCGCGTAAACATAACCTCATGCTCATCAATAAAATCGCATTCTTCAATGCGTTTAAACTGTGACGTTAAAAAATAGCCTTTTGGTTGTAATACGGTTTTATCAAATTCAATCACTTTTTCACGATCTTGTGACTGCATAACATGCGCCCATTCTTTTTGCGTATGGTTTGGACACATCCAACAGGATGATCTTGGTGGTTCAGTATCAAACGTTCTTTGCACTAATGCAATACAATCACTTCTGCGCATTTGCAAATCAAGCAGAGGAAAAACTTTATTCCATTTTTTAGATGGTTTCATTCTTGCTGCTCTGTGGATTTCGTCAGTTGAGAAACCGTATAAAACATTGTATTTTTTTTGTTTAAATTTTTCATTGCAAAAACTAATAAATACATCTTTTTTCCAATGATTTGAGCAAAAAGTACGACCACGACCTTCATTAAAAAAAAATGGTGGCATATCCATATTAGCAAAATATTTAGAATAATTACTTGCTTTAGCAATATAAAATGCAATTCCTGCTTTTTGAAGCATTGGCAACGTAAACGCGTGAAGAAAATCAAAAACAATTGCTTGTTCAAATCCCGTATCACAAAAAACAAACGCATCAACTTTTATTTTACCTTGCGCGGCTAATATAGCCATTGCAGTTGATTGAACACCTCCACCAAAACTGCATATATTCATTCTTGTTCCTGTTTAAGTTAACCATCAAGTAATTAAACCATAACACACCGAAGAAGCGTTGCAAGAAACACGATGCGATAACTGCTCCCGTCTTTTTTTCGTGCGAGAGGACACGCGTTAGGGTTTAATTCTTCATGGTTAAACCAACCAACCCAGTTATTGATAAATCGCCATAAAGTGATTTCTAGGTTGGTTGGTTAAAAAGATTATATTCTAAAAAGTAAAAAATAGTAATTTTATTTTTAAAAAATTAAACATACAGTTAAATATACAAGCCACTATACATATATACACCTCTTTAAAGAGAGGTGTATATGTATGTATACTTTTTGGCCAGACCTATACAATATACAAAAGTATACAAATGTATATGTATGTATACTATATTTTCTCCCAATACCATTGCCCATTATTTTCAACAAGACCTTGTTCTATAAGTGTTTTTACTCCTTCCCTAAACCAACCTGCGTGTCGTCCTGTGTTTTTTACAGCATAGCATTCAAATGCAAATGGCTTCCATTGTTCAAGCGTCACCACAAAATGATCTTTTTCTTCCAATGTATACTTTTTCCCATCTACTTTTGTTTTTTCAACTGCCATTTTTAACCCGTCAAGCGTCTTTTTTGTTTTGTCGGATAACTCTTTTTTCTCCTCACCAACGCCAACATATTCCAAATAAACGCCCTCAATCTGTTTTCCTTCGTCATCGTCATAAAAACAATCGCCCTCAAGATCAACCACTTTTATTCTAAAATCCATATTATTGCCTGCACTAAAATCTTTTGATTTGGTACATGACAGCGTGACTTCCATTTTAGATTTCTTTGTCATGCAAAATTCTGCGTCCATGCCTGCTTTAATTGCACTGCTTCCACGCGCCCTGCCCTTGTCGCCATGACCGCTGTGGTGAACAGGCACAATAGCTGCATTGTATTTTTTAGCCAATAATTCCATGTTAGCCAAGAATATCGCCATATCCTCGCTGCTATTCTCGTCACCGTGCATATTTCTGTGCATTGTGTCGATAAAAATGGCGCATGGAGGCTCGTCTAAGCCTAACCCATCTAATATACTGGCTACACGCATAACCGCATCTGTATCGAGCAAATTAACGCTTTTTGTGCTAAAATAAATATTGTCAGGATTCATGTTGTATTTTTGTTTGAGAGCTTGCATCCTCATTGCAAGCCCTCGATGACCTTCCCCAGCAATGACCACCACCGTGCCTTTCTTAGTTTTGTGACCGTGCCACGGAATCCCATTGCCAATACAAAACGCCCAATCCATCGCAATCAGCGATTTACACGCCCCAGATTCACCAAAAAGTAACGTGTTTGAGCCGCGCTCAAGTAGGTTTTTAATTACCCAATCAGCGCGTGTGGTGTTTGCCATCAAATCATGGACTGAAACAAACAGGTTTTGCTTTTGCCCAATAATAAAATCCGCAACGGCCGATATGCCTGCGCGTTTTGCCATGTCGTTAAAATCTTCACCAACAATAGGCGAGTGGATAACTTCTACCCCGCATTTATTGGCTTTCTCGATACCTACACCGCTTGCGTCATTATCCGCGCATATAATCACCCTGCCTTTGTACTGACTGCGCACCATGTCGCACACTGGCTTTAAATTCCCAGCGTTAAACGCAACCACAACACATTGTGCTGTGGCTTCGTGGATTGTCATGGCGGTGGCAAATCCTTCGGCAATGATTACCATGTCGGACGGCTCACCAATAGTGAAGTAACCGCCCTGCATTTTACCGCCCGTGTAAAATCGTTTTGTGCCGTCTGTGGAAATATATTGAAGCGACTGGATTTCACCACCCACGCCATAAACAGGAATAACGAGTTTGCCGTCATAAATGCGCAGTGCTGCGTGTGATTTGACATTTTTGCGCGTCAAATAATCGTGATCTAAAGCGTGTGGGAGTTTTGCATACAGCTCCTGAGCGTTAAACGCTGCGTTGCTGTAAGCAAAATCCCGTTCTTCTTTGGCTTTCTCAATAGCTTGTTCGCGTTCGTAATCGTTTTCGCTACTTCTAAAGCCATCAGCAAACCAAACGTGTTGCTCGCCCGATTTCCAGTCACCATAACATGCGCCTTTGCCGTCTATAAATAATGATACCCAGCCAGATTTCTCTTTGCCTGTAGTGGCAAAACGCGTAATGCCGTGCTGATTTATATGCGTTGGCGGATTTATGCCTGAAGCGCGTATTGCATTTAATAGATCATTCATAAATTTTCCAAATATTGCGCTAAGCGTTCAACGGTTTTTTCATAAGGTGTTTTTTCTTTTTTAAACTGGTCGTGCAAAAATCGATGCAGCATATTGCGCGACACGCCCGATTCCTCCGATACTTTGCTGATATTCATTAAACGGAGTTTTTCTTTGATTTGTTCTGCTGTCATTGTGTGCTTTCCTTGTTGTATTTTAAGATTTAAAAAAATATGTTTACATTATAAACTATTTTTAGTAATATAGTACCCGTAGTAACAAATTATTTTTTTTAATCCCAATGCGGAGCAACACAATGAAATACTCTCAAGACGTTATTAATTTGGCAACATCAATGGGCGTACACCCAGCCGATGTTTTAATGTTTGCACAATCAGTTGTAAATTCAATTAGCCAAGACAACATGGTTGATTCTTTTATTGATTCTGACGAAAGCACCCGCACAGAATTATCTTTAGCTTATGCCCAACACGCAACAAAAAAATTCCAATCATTTACTAACACTTATTTAGTAAATGAAGTTGCACGCTCTTATTTTCAATCTGCTGTTTATGCTGGAGGTGTAGCATGAGCCTTTTAAGCACGATTAGCAAACCCGTTAATAAATACCGATTGTTCACCATTTACGGTGGCGCAGGTATTGGCAAAACCAGCCTAGCCAGCACATTTCCCGCGCCTATTTTTATCAGAGCTGAAGATGGTTTATCTTCTGTTCCTTCCAGTGCAATGCCTGACGCCTTCCCGTTGCTTACAAGCAGCGACGATATTTATAATCAACTGTTAACTTTAATTAATGAAGATCACCAGTACAAAACATTGGTGATTGATTCAATCAGTAAATTAGATCGTCTGTTTACTGACGAAATAACCAAAGGCAACGCCAGCGCAAAAGCCTTAGCACTTGCAATGGGTGGGTATGGTGCTGGTTATCAGGCATTATCATCTATGCACGGTAGAGTGCGCAAAGCGTGTCAGATTTTAGTGGATAAAAAAGACATGAACATTGTTTTTTTAAGCCACGCAGAATTAAACACAATTGATTTGCCAGACAGTGATGCTTATCAACAGTATGGCTTAAAAATGGAAAAGAAATCACAAAGCCATTACATTGATGATGCAGATTTTGTAGGTTTTATGCGCCTAGAAACTTTTGTGATGAAAGATGAGCAAAAGAAATCAAAAGCAAAAAGCACGGGTGAGCGGATTATTCAATGCACAAGTGAAGCGTCAAGCGTTAGTAAAAACCGCATGGGATTAACTGACGATATTTTTATCCAACACGGAATCAATCCATTATTAAAATTTTTAGGAGAATAATTATGAGTTTTTGGCAAACAAGCGAAGGTAAAAGCGCAACAGACACAACGGGTAAATTTGAATCAGGCGGTGGTATCGCGTTGATACCAGAAAACACGACCTGCTTAGCCATGATTACTGAAGCTAACATTGCGGAATATCAAGGCGATGAATATATTAATTTGGCGTGGACAGTAAACAAACCAGACGCTTATAAAAACCGCAAAGTGTTTCAAAAGGTGCGCATTTTTGATGCAGAAACAAAGAAACGCGACAAGGCTTTGAATATGTTAGCGGCTATTGATAAAAACGCGGGCGGCAAATTATCCAAGTCTGATTCTGCCCCAACCAATGAAACGCTTTTACACCTTATGCAAAAACCTATGTTAATTAAAGTCATGATTTGGGAGATAAACGACAAAACAGGCAACTGGGTTGCAGCAGTATCACCACGCAGTGTTGAAGAACCTGTGCAAGCAATTAAAGCAACGCCAGAAATTGCTGATGATAATTTCGATGTTCCTTTCTGATAATTAACTAAACAAACGCACATGGACGTGCAGCAAATAAAGGTGAGTAAAATGATAGAGCAAAGAACACCAGAATGGTTTGCACAACGTGTTGGGCGTATTACCGCGTCAAGCGTTGGCGCAATACTTGGATTATCACCATTTATGAAGCGCGAAGATGTCATGCGCAACATGGTGCGTGAATATCACAACGCAGAGCGTGAATTTAAAGGCAACCAAGCCACAGAATATGGCACGTTTCACGAAGATTTAGCAAAGATGGATTATCAGTTAAAAACAGGTGTTTATGTAGAAAAATGTGAGTTTTATACACACGATTACTGGCTAGGAGCAAGTCCCGATGGATTTGCTGGTTTTGATAAACTAATCGAGATTAAATGCCCATACGGTCAACGTGATAAAAATCCACCTGTGTTTAAAAACTTAGCGCAGCAGCCGCATTATTATGCGCAGATTCAGGTGCAACTATTTGTAACGCATATGGCAGCGTGTGATTTTTACCAATGGTCGCCAAACGGTGACCAATTAGAAACCATTGATTATGATCGCGAATGGATAAACAAACACTTGCCAATTTTAAAAAGTTTTCATGCCGAGTATTTGATTGAGCGCGATAACCCAGAAAAGTATTTGCAAGATAAACGCGCCACCAATAACGCCAATTCAACAGCGTACCGCGTGGAATATTATTTTGAATTGTCTGCGCAGATCGCAGAGCTTGAAGCCATTAAAAAAGGCGTGCTTGAGCATATTGTGAGAGATTGCAAAGAACAAGACAGCGAGATCAACGGGCACAAATTAACAAAGGTAGTCAAAAAAGGCGCGGTGAGTTACGCCAAAGCCGTTAAAGAATTGTTACCTAATGCAGATTTAACGCCATATATGGGTTCAGCGAGTGAGTATTGGAGGTTGTCTTAAATGAAAATGCCTGCATACCAAAAAAAAGCGGCTATATGCCTTGCCAGTGGCGACACGGAAGAAGACACAGCGCAACAAGTGGGCGTTCATGTTTCAATAATACACAAATGGCTAGGAGAAGACGATTTTAACGCTTACCTAAACAGTTTGAAACGTGAATTAAAGCCTGAGCCAGAAAAAACAGTTTTGAAATGGACAGAATGTATTTATGGCTCAAGAGATACGTCGTCGTTTCCAAATCATTGTGAAAACGTTTTAGCTATTGATTGCCTTGGAAATTACGCTGTATGTTGTTTTGATGCTGGATCAAGAGATTTTTTTTTAAGCCATAATGATGATGAATATTTTACCGAAGTTGTTTATTGGATGCTTTTGCCTAGTCAACCTAGCGGAATTAAACCTATGCAAAATAACGAATATCTAATCGAGCAAACCACGCTTGAAACATTCGACATTATTGACGCAATAACACCTGCACTTCGTGAAGCAGTTAAACACTTATTAGTGCAACAAGGAGTAAGCAAATGAAAATGCGCCCATACCAACAACAGGCGCATGATGACTGCATAGCATGGGTTCGCAAGAACACCGCGCCATGCGTTCTTGAATTGCCCACAGGTGCAGGTAAATCAATCATTGTTGCTGAAATAGCCAACTCGTTAAACAAAGTAAGTAAAGGCAAACACGTCTTGTGTATTGTGCCGTCAAAAGAATTGCTAGAGCAAAATGCCGATAAGATTATTGCAACAGGCAATGCGGTTTCATTGTTTAGCGCAAGCGTTGGTGAAACCTGCCTTGCTAATCCGTTAGTGGTTGGAACGCCTGTCAGTATTAAAAACCAGATTGATCGGTTTGGCAGTCAATTCTGTGCAGTGATTATTGACGAGTGCCACAAGATTACGCCAACCGTCATTCATATTATTGAACAATTGCAGGTTTTTAACGAACGTCTGCGCATTATTGGGTTATCAGCAACGCCTTATCGTATGGGAAGTGGGTATATTTTCAAACACGATTTGCGCGGTGTGGCATTGCACGAAAGCAAAACACGCGATCCGTATTTTGACAAGCTAATTTACAAGATCACCGCGCGTGAGTTAATCCAGCAAGGTTATCTGTGCCAACCTATTGTTGGTGCAATCCATAGCCAGCATTATGAAACGCTAAACATGCAAACTAATGCAATGGGTAATTTTAGCAAA